TAACTGTATGTACAGTATGTGGAAGCGTTGTTAATTGCTTCTAACTGTATTTAGCAAACCCTAAGAGATCTGCTGATGTCCTTCACAAGGAGCGCCACCCCCTACAGATCAGGTGGCATTACTAAGAAGTTTAACCAGCAACTTCACGACCAGTACGATCCACCAGCTAGAAAGGCTGTATCCGATTGGGTACACATGAAATGGGGAGCAGACTGTATTCCAAATCCTAATGAGTTTGGAGTAGATTTAATCGTGCTTCGAGAAGGCAAGCCAGTTGGGTATATTGAAGTTGAAGTGCGGAGCTGGAATTATTGCCACTATAGCACCATCCATGTAAGCCACCGCAAAGAGAAACTATTTCAGCAAGATCTGCCTGTACTATTTTTTGCACTAACTCAGGACTTAGCTCATGCGTATTGGTGTCATGCAAAGGTAGCAAAAGGTTACCCCTTAATAGAAGTGAAGAACTTTGAAGTTCCTACAGGAGAGATGTTTTTTGACATCCCTGTAGAGAAGTTTAAGTATGTAGACCTTACTGACCAGTTTTAGATACTTCTACAACCCATTCCTGTAGAGAAACTAATTGTTGCGTAGTATTGGCGCAAGCAAGTTCAAGGTTGGGGGTTTCTGCATTAATACTGATGGAGGAATTGGGTAAGGTGGACAGACTTGTACTGGACTGCTGGCGCACCCCATTATAATAGTGCTTAAGAGCAGATAGCTTATTTTCATAATCAGACCTTATAGATTTACCGATAATATCTTGTTGTTTCTTGGTTGCTTCATTGATTGCCTCTTGTGCCTTTACTTGTGCCTCTATATCGGCTTTATAGGTATCAAAGCGCTGTTTTTCACCTGAGTAGCCCTTGTAGTAGCCAAACCCAAACAAAGCGCCTATAAGCACGATTACGCCAATGATTCTAGCAAATGGAGAAATTAGGATGTCGAGCATTTTATGTATTCTTCCTGTCTACGCTTGGTTAGCCCAGGAAGTCTTTGGCCTTGGAATTTATCCCATCTAAGGATTTCTTGACACGCTCCTTGGTAGTCTTGTTGGTTGAGCTTCTTAACCAAAGTGCTACGGCAGAAATTACCAGAGCCAATATTATAAGAAAGACTAATATATCCATCGTATTCTCCTTGTGTGAGTGGCACTTTTACACATTGTTTTAGTGCTCCCTCGAACTTCTGTATATCTCTTAATGCAGCCTGGAGAGCTTTTTCTGGAGATGTTTTATCTCCCAGCTTAACTCCAGTTGTAGTTCCAAAGCCAATTGTAGGTACATCACCAGCCAAGGGTAAATAAGCATTTTCCTTATATCCTTCATGCAATGCAATAGCTACTAAGGCTGATGCCGATAAACTAATAGCTGCTATATCTTTACGACTAAATGTCATGTTGAGCCACAAGCCTAGCAAAAAAAGCAGCAATAATAATTCCAAAAGTAATAATCGCAAATTGATCCCTTGGGAACTCATCCATGTATAAAGGAAGAATTGCCTCGCAAGCAGTTAGTAGCGCTGCAATAACAATAAACTTTAGCGACCAAGACTTTCGGAGAATAGTTCTCCAATTATCATAGAGCTTCATTTTTTCATTAGATCAAACATAAAAGCTAAAGCTATTCCAGCTATCAGCCAAATAGAACGATTAATAACGCTAAAAACAGAATCTTTACCAGCATCCTCTTTTTCTATTTCTGTAACTCGTTCTTCTATCTTTTGTTGGCGTTCTTCGTAATTTTCTATACGCTTGAATATGGTTAGCATCCGTTCTTCCATACGAGCCAGACTTACGACTGCATCTGCTAATTTATCTAGTTTGGACTCTATTCTGCTTAGTCGTAAATCTTCCATGCTCATATCCTATTATGGAGCTATCTCTACCCAGGACTGAGTAGCCTCATCCCATCCGTATTTTTTTCCATCTGTGGGACAAGGAACAGGAGGAGTCCATAACCATGTAGGAGCGCCAACAGTCCAGCTATTACATACTTGACCATACATATCTAATGACCTTTCAGAATAAAAAACATCGTTTACAGAGTCGTATGTATAACCAATTCCAGCATAATTTGCACGAAGTGGAGTTCCTCCATCTGGAGTCATTGGTTCTGCTGGAGGAGATGGAGCGTAATGCACATTTCCATGAGTATTGTAAGAAGTTTGTACCCATAATGTAGGATCGCCTACAGCACCAGAATCAATAAATAATTTATCAGCAGCAATTACATCTGTAACTGTAAAAATTGATGCGTTATTAGTAGGTTGAATTTTTGCAAAATATGACATATTAATTTCCTAACATTGAAATGTTGCAGATGAGGTAAATGTGTGGATAGTTGAACCACCAGAAGAAGTTACAGTACCTCCAATAGCTCTTTGTGCGCCAGTATAAGAGATAATAACAATTCCAGATCCACCAGAACCGCCTGTAGCGCTCCATGATCCACCACCACCGCCACCAGTATTAGCTGTACCTGATGTAGCATTTCCAGCAGCAAAAAGCGCTCCAGCGCCACCACCACCAGAGCCACCAGACCCTGCTGTTCCACTAGACCCGCCACCACCACCACCGCCAGCATAAGTTACTGACGAGCCTGATATAGATGAAGATACGCCAGATCCACCATTACCGCCATTGCCTGCAGAGTGATCTGCTCCTACTGCACTTGCACCGCCACCACCGCCACCACCATCTAGATTACCAGCTCCACCATTGTTTCCTTGTCCAGATGTACCTAATCCACCAGAGACATCGGTTGAATTAGCTTGCTGTCCAGTACCGCCTCCAGATCCACCAGTACCTCCAACATTGCCAAACCAAGAACCATATCCACCACCAACTGAAGCAGTTAAACCAAAAATTGTTGAGTTTGATCCAGCAGTACCATTAGCATTAGAACCGCCAGTACCTCCAGCACCAACTGTTACTGTATAGCCTGTTCCCTTAGAAAAAGTTGTAGAGCTAGAAATATAACCACCAGCTCCACCGCCAGCGCCACCATTTCCACCACCGCCACCTCCACCAGCAACAGTAAAATAAGAAGCACTAAATGTTGCTGTAGTATTAGCTAAACTTCCGCTACTTGTAAATGTATGGATAATATTTCCACCAGAAGAAGTAATGTTTCCTCCAGACCATTGAGGTATATTGCTAGGATAGGAAATAATAACAACTCCTGATCCTCCAGAGCCACCATTGTAGTTATTGCTATTACCAGGTGCAGCAGCAGATCCGCCACCACCGCCACCAGTATTTGCAGATCCAGCACTTCCATTTGCATTACTATTAGCGCCAGCGCCACCGCCTCCAGATCCACCAGCACCTCCTGTGCCTCCATAAGCGCCACCACCACCACCTCCAGCGTATGTTACTGACGATCCTGTAATTGACGAAGCACTACCAGCTCCACCAGCAGCTCCATTATTACCAGAAGCATTTGTTCCACCAACAGCACTTGCACCGCCACCACCGCCAGCGCCATTAGAAGTGCCTGTTGTTTTTCCACCATCATTACCTTGCCCAGAAGTTCCAGTACCAGCAGTTCCAAAAGAATTTGAACCACCGCCTGAACCACCATTACCAGCAGCACCAGAACCTCCTCCACCTTTACCGCCACCGCCACCGCCAGTTGCAGAAGAAATTGTATCTAAGGAAGATGTATTACCATTTGTGCCAACTAAAGAACTTACTCCTCCAGCGCCACCAGCACCAACTGTAATAGTATAGGAAGTTACAATAGCTAAATTTGCTGTGCCTGTTAAATAACCTCCAGCGCCACCGCCTCCAGCGCCAACTGTATCTCCACTAAGACCGCCACCACCACCACCGCCAGCAACAGTAAGATAACTGGCAGCGTAAATACCAGGTGCGCCTTGAGCAAACCCAAAAGCACCTATAGCAGCAGCGCCAATTCTAGATAAACGAGGCATTTATAAATCCTTAAGCGAATTTAGTAACAGATGCAAAAACAGTATATGTAGCAGAACCAGTTTTTACAATGACATAATTATAAACATCTACAGAACTAGCATTACCGCTAGTAGGAGCTGTTCCACCTTGCCATTTAGGGGTTACTGAAGTTCCGTCTACAGTTACAGCAGAGTTGTAATAAGCAGTAGATCCATTTGTTACTAAGAAAGTAGCAGAAATAGACTCGCCTGTAGCCATTAAAGTGTTTAATGATGTAGTACCATCACCTCTAAAATTAAGGGTAAAGTTACCAGAAGCATTAGTTGTGTAATACAGAACTGATTGAGTAATAACATCATAAGCAACAGTTCCTGTAGCAGCAGTAGCAGATACAGTAGCAGTTTCTAGAATATTGGGGAACTTAGAAGAACCGCCTGTAGAGTTGCTAAATGTCTGTTTTGCAGTAAATGTATTAGCTACAGCAGTACCAGGAACAGCTAAGTTTGTACGAGCATCAGCAGCGCTAGAAGCGCCTGTACCACCATCAGCTACGGCTAGATCGGTAATTCCAGTAATAGTACCGCCAGTAATCTTGGCAGCAGTCATAGTATATGTACCATCACGAATACCATCCCCAACATCCCGAATTTGCGCCATCATATCACGCATAGTATCGTTTACGGCTGATGGGAGCATCCCTTCTGGAGCGCCATCTGGAGGAGCAGCATTATTGCTTGCTGGAGTAAGGGAGTATTTTGTATATGCCATGATTTTTTCCTATTATAACTATTCTGACTGATTTTCGGTAGACAAAAGACCACGCAATCCTGTAACAGGAATGTATTTAGTTCTTGTATCAACTGTTGGTGCTCTGCCTAAAGCAATTAAATCTTGTAGATTTTGTAGCTGATCCATACGCATTTTTGTAGCAGCTTGTTTAGCACCAAAACCTACGGCTGGAGCAATAACTGCACCTACTGGGCCAAATGCGCTTGCACCAATATAAGAGCCAGCTCCAGCAGCTACAACGCTAGAGGGGCTTAATTTGCCCATCCAGCGCAATACATTCTGAACTTTGCCACCTTTTGCAGCAGATCTAATTGCTTTTTGTTCGCCAAGGCTAAAGAATTTCATATCTTCAGAATCAGCTAATCGAACTAATTTTTGACGAACAGAGTTTTCCATCCCAGACTGAGAATAGTTGCTAGACCTTAATTCTGCACTTTGTAACAAATCTTCTACAATCTGTGTTTTATTGCTACGCTTCCATAAATCTCTAGCTTCTTTTAAAGATTTAATTGCTACATCTGAATCAGCGTTTTTAATTTTAGATGTTTGAGATAAAAAATCTGCAACATTAGCGCCACTCGCAATTTTTGCTTGTGCAGCTTTAACAATATCTGTTTCAGTCTTAATTAAATCTTCTTTTTTAATTCCATCAATAAAACTATCAAATTGGCGTAATGCTTCATTAGCAAACTTAGCATCTCTACCGCCACCTTTTTGAGCATCTCTAATAAATTGACGAGTAAGATCTAATTGCTCAAAACTCTGTGGCTCGTCAAAAGTCCTTGTAAGTCTTCTTGAAACTGCTGCTGCTTGAGTATCTACCTCTGGATCAATAATGATATTTTTAGATACTTTATCTATAATTCTTTGACCAGCATTTTGTATAACTTCTGGTTTAATTAAAGCACCTACATCTGCTGAACGCTTATAAGCAATACTGGCTTGGTCTTTTAATTGAGCAGCAGTAGGAGCAGCTTCAGCTTTTCTACCTTTTACTCCACCAGTAGCGCCTACAGCAGTACCAGCAACTAACCCAGCAATAGGACTACCAGTTGCTTCTGTAACATATTGTGCAGTTGCAGCAGCGGGAGCAGAAACAGCAGCCTGTCTAACAGGAACTTCAGCTAATCTTGATGAAACTTCACGAACCATTGGTGTAGCAGCTTGAACGCCTAATTTAGCTAAATTTGGTAATTGAGCTAATGTAGAACCAATACTACTAGCGCCAGCCTCAATCATTCTTTCGCCACGACTCTCAGGTTGAGCCAATCCAGCTTGTGTCATGTAATTGCTTACAACTTGACTTGGCATTTGTAATCGACCAATATCAGTACCAGCAACTTTATTAACACCGCCAGAAATCATATTAAGCAAACTGTTTAAGGCATCGCCTACTGGTAATGCCATAGAGCCAACTAAAGCTCCAGGAGCACCAGCTACAGCTCCTCCAGCTAATCCACCAATAACAGATGGTGCAGCTCCACGAGTAACTATTTCACCAACTCTTTGCGTAGTTGATTTTTCTGGGACATTGACCTCATCATATAACTTTTTAGCAGCAGCATTAATTTCCTTTTCAGACATTGAATCTGGAAAATCAACTTGCCCTACTTTTGGAATATCAATAATCATTATTCAACCTTACGAGTAACTGGATTGTATTTTTTAATTGGAGCAGTAGGAGAAGGCAAACGATTTATTTCATAAAATGGTGCTAATTGTGCTGTGTTTGGGTCTTTTTTTAGTACATCTAGTTTACGATTGTATTCACCCAAATTAAATTCTGCTGCTCGTTTAGAAGCGTTTGCAAGTTGTTTAATTTCACCAGGTGTTAATGAATCAATATCACCAGAGAAGGCTCTTTCAGCTAGTGTGCCTTCAGACTCAGTAATAGATCCTTCTCCACGCATAGATTTACGACCTTGCAATGTAAGCTCGGCAAAACCACGAATAGCTTGACGAGTATTGGCAATAGTTTCTGCTGTATCTTTTCCTGTAATACCTAAAACTGAACCAACTTGTGCTAATCGTAATTGTGCACTAGCTGTTGGGCCAGTAATAATTTTATTGGTATTTACAGCTTGAATAATACGATCTGAGGCATCAATTTGATTTGCTGCACCTTGCGCCTGTATTCTTTCATCTTTAAGCATTGGGCCAATTTGTGCAGCAATGCCCTTATCCATTGAAACGCTGACATTGGTAGATGGAGTTCCAGACCTAATAAAATCTGTATAACTGCCTTTAAACCCACCGCCTTCTGGAGTTATTGCAAATTGGTATTGTTGAATTTTGTCAGGAACTTTATCAGTTTTAGCAGTTTTAGCAGTAAATTCTAAATATTTGTCTGGATATTCTTGCCTTACATAATCTAATGCTGCTTGAGCAGCTACATTTTGGTCTACAACATCCCTCATTGGTAAGTTAGCTCTTAGAGCTGCACCAGTTTCAGTTGCAGCCATATCTCCACCAAACTCAGGTCTAGATAGCATCTCTAGTTGAGATCCTTGGCCTTGAGCCATTGGCATAGCTATTGGCTGTCTTGTAGTCGCACCAGCAATAGCTTGCTGATATTTTCTACGAGCATCAGCTTTAGATTTGTATTCTTGCATTTGCTGACCAGCAATCATCTGCTTAAGAGTATTATCAAATGACCCTTGATACGCTCCAGAGCCAGCTCCTAAAGCAGCTCCTAGAGCCTGTCCTGTGCTTACTGGAACTCTTTGGTTTCCAGACATACCAAGCATGGTTACAGCACTAGCTAATAGTGCTTGTTTAGCAGCGTTGTTCTGTAATGCTTGTATTTGTTCTGGGGAAAGTGATCCAGACATATCAGGAAATTGTCCGAATACTCCAGGTGCGATATCTTCAAGTGCCATTTTCTTATCCTAATAATGATGATCTAGTAGATGTTTTTGGTGCTAATAAATTAAGGATTCCAGAGTAATCTACCATTCCTTTGGG